TCATTCCATACCAATTTCATGTAATTCGCTTGTTCCTAGCTTCATAAGTAGAACTTCTAATGATTCTACTGGAAAAGGGTGTTCTTGTACAACTATGCTTATTTTCAAATGCTCATTATCAACAGGATCTAATTCTCCTAAAAACCAAAATCTATTTTCAGGTTCAAACCAGTATAACCACTCTTCAAATAGCCAATCTTCACTATGCAATATTTTTGATTTTGAAAAAGAATCCGTAAAATATTTTGGCAAAATAGAAAGCCATCTATCTACATTTGGCCATTCAGGAAATGTATTTTCATTGATTATCAATAATATATCAATTGCCTTTTTACTAATGCCAATAGCAGAATCCTTACTGCAAGTCACTATATAGTTTACAATGATTCCTTCTTGTTTTTTCATAAAAGCATCGGATAACATTCTCTTTTTTTCATTTTCCAAATTTAATTTTAAGGTGTTTAAAAAAGTCATAATTGCCTCCTATGATGTTAGAATTATTTTTTTATTTAATCTAGCTCTTTTTTCAGTAATATATGGTAGTCGATACCTATAATTGCTTCTATCGTTTTCAAAAGAACAACCTCTAAACGGAGATTCTCATTATAATCAAAACCTAAATTCACCACAAATGCACTAGACCCTAATTACATCATCTTTTGTTCCTTTTACCTATTTTCAGAAGTTGTCATTTACGGGGCAAGGTAATCCATTTTAATTGGACTTGCTTTTGATATTGACGTAAAGTATATAATTACTGTGCAATCAGCTACCACACTCCTATGGAGACTGGTGAAACATGTCTAACACTTAGGAGAGGTCAACCTGATATTAATAACATTAAAATATTATAATAATCTAAGCTCTAATTTGCATCAACATAATCAAACTAAAATAGATGCTTTTTTCACATTAAAAATGGATGGAAATAGCACAAATTTTGTCATAAATGTCATGAAAAATACGGAATAAAACAGATATTATAAGATATAAAAAAATCTCTAAAACATCCATCCAACCTTTAATATCAAGGTTTTTCAACGTTTTAGAGATTTCTTTAATATAGCTATTTACGTCCTGAGAGGGATTAATATGTGTTGATATATAGCCATTTAGGATGAGTTTGCCACAAATAAATCCACAAGTTTTTCAAGGTATTTTTATTTTAAGATAAATTTAATAAGTATGCGTTTGTAAATATTATTTGTTTTTACTTTGAAATAAATATTCATTATAAATAGTATTTATATCAAGATGTTTTTTCTCAAGGTTTTTATAAAATGACTTTAATTCTTTTGTCTCAAGTAGTCCAAAGAAGATTTTTTCTACAGCTTTTCCCTTCCCTTCTATATAACAAATATACTTAAAATCATTAAATGAATATACTCTCATATCATAACCTCGCAAAAAACAATATCTTCTATATTAATATCAAATATGCGCTCGTCAAAACGTTGTAGTTGAACTATCTGTTTTTCATAGTCGATAAAAACAGTCCTCGAAATTATCACTCTTGCAGTAGCGCTGATAACATTACGCAAGAAAGATAAAAACAAGGACAAGTAACCAGAGGGGTGAAATTCCCCTCCCTCTATTAAATTATAACATGCCTTTCACAAATTATGAATAAATATATCTGGATTATATTAATTGTTATTGCTGTAAATGGGTTAGCTAGCTACTTTCAAAACACTGTTCTAACTGTAATAGCTATTCTTGTGACGTTATCTTGCTTAGTATATCTCGTAAAAAGGAAGTGATTTAATTGAAAGAAAAGACAACTTCTGATGCGCAGTTGAAAGCAAACAAAAACTGGCAAGAAAAAAACAAAGAACATGCAAATTATTTAAAAAGCCGTTCAGCTGCGCGATCTTTTATTAAGAAAAAAGCCACTTTAGAAGACTTGGAAGAACTAGAAATTGCAATAAAGCAAAGAAAAACTGAAATAATTTCATTAGATAATAGCCTTGAATGAAAAATTTCGGGGCATTTTTTTATTTTGTGTATTAATTGTTGACGCTTTCACAAAGACATGTTATTATATATTCAAGAACTTAATAAGTTCTAGCGCTGTTTCGGCGCGTTTTAATTACGCATTGTGCAATGTAAATTTCTATGTATTTAATTTTATTTAGCACGAAAAGAAGCTACAAATTTTAACTACTTACTGTGAAATGTAAGAAAAAAGCATCAGACTTCGGTTTGATGCTTTTTTTATTTTAAAATAAATTTAATAAAATTATTGACTACTACGAATAATCGTAGTATAATGTAAATATAGTAAACAAACCAACTAAAAAGGATGATGAAAAATGAATATTAATGACTTAATTAGAGAAATCAAAAACAAAGATTACACAGTGAAATTGAGTGGTACGGATAGCAATAGTATCACACAGCTAATTATTCGCGTTAATAATGATGGCAACGAGTATGTAATTTCTGAAAGTGAAAATGAATCAATCGTTGAAAAATTCATCTCTGCATTCAAAAACGGTTGGAATCAAGAATACGAGGATGAAGAAGAATTTTATAATGACATGCAAACAATCACCTTAAAAAGTGAGTTGAACTAAAAATATGTCAATAAAACTATTAGATGAATTCTTAAAAAAACACAATAAAACGAGGTATCAGTTAAGCAAACTGACTGGTATCTCGCAAAACACATTGAACGATTACAATAAAAAAGAGTTAAACAAGTATTCTGTTTCATTCTTGCGCGCACTCTCAATGTGTGCAGGAATATCTACATTTGATGTTTTCAACGAACTAGAAGAATTAGAAAAAAACTATGATGATCTCGCAGGATTTAAGCACTTGTTAGATAAGTATAAGTTGTCATTTTCAGCGCAAGAATTCGAATTATACTGCTTAATCAAAGAGTTTGAATCTGCGAACATTGAAGTGCTCCCTTTTACATTTAATAGATTCGAAAATGAAACGCATGTAGATATAGAAAAAGATGTTCGAAAAGCACTGGAAAATGCTATCACTGTGTTAAAAGAGAAGAAAAACGAATTGATATAACAAATGCGCTAAGCTTATGTTTAGCGTGTTTTTTTGCATAAAAAAAGCCCTAACGGCAAGGTTAGGGGGTTAGTTTACACCATCATCTTTAGTTTATCTACTTCAAACTTAAACCTAGAATTAATCATATGGTTGATTTGTTTTGTTGTGTCAATAAATGTTAAATTACTCTTTATAAAATCAAAAGAATAATCGTTTAGTAATTTTATTAATGCTGAATTTACAAATGAAGAATTGACACTTGTAAAACCATTAAAGGACACTTCAATTTTAGTCCCAGCAGATAATGCTTTTTTAATTTCCACTCTCACCACATCACCATCGGCATTTGAAAATGCATTTTGAGTTATATTGTTTATATATAATTTTACCATACAAATTCCTCCTCCGGATTATTCACTTTTCTAGCTAATTTTGCATCAATATTAAATTCATAGAAAGTTCCTGGATAAAACGATTTCTCTTGCGAACAAGACATATTATTGTTGCTAGCTGTAATTATACCATTATTTGAATGCAAATGTACAACACCAAGATTGTCATTAGTGATTGCTTTAATAATGTTTCCAATACCCGCGCCTCTGTTGTGGGGCTGATTTTCTGAACTAACTCCGAAATCAGTTGCCTTTTTCAATAGCTCTGAATCAGATAGTTGTGGAAATTTTTTACGCAATGACATAGGTATGCCCACTCCAAAATCTGAAACACATATTTTTATTTCTTCGACTCTAGGGAAATATTGCGCGGATATACAAGCAGTTCCAACAGTCGAATGATCAGCTATATTATTAAAAATTTCTTCAAGAGAAATTTGTAGATAATCTAAGTCTGCCACATTGACATTTAATATCCCGCCTATCCATGGGATAAAACTATTTCTAACCCAGCTAACAGAGTCCTTATAGTTAATTAATTCTAACGGACACGTATTTCTTCTTTTCCCCAAAGGTTCTGAAATTTCAACATCCATATACTCAGAAAAAAATTCAATATCATTTAAAAATTGCATTACCTTTTTATTTTCAGAAGTTGGAGAACTGGACGTATATCTCTTAAATTTAATAGACACATCACATTTATTAAGTTGTAACCACTCAATTGTGTTGCTAAGTATTGTTAGCCCTGAGGGTTCAATAAAACTCAAGTGTTCCAAGTTAAAAATTATTTTTTTACATGTTGGAACTAAACTCTCATTTATACATTGTTTTAGTACACTGTACATTGTATCTCTATTAAATTGTGGAGGTAATATAACTTCTTTTTCTTCCAAAACACTCATCCCTTTGTTTATATTATTACAAATATACCTTAAAATAAATATTAAAACAATATAAAATTAAGCATGTGTGTACTTTATTATATAATAAATATTTTGCTAAAAAGTATCATTGCATAAAAAAGCCCCCGCAAAAGCGAGGGCAAAAAACTAAATCTTTTTAACAAACTTCGTGTTGGCGGTGAGATAGTAACCGCTCTTCGTCTTCAAGCGAGGTGTTCCACCTTTAGTTTTCCCCATCCCAGTGATAGTGAAGATTGTGCCCGGTGGAAAGGTTCCGCCGGTTTTGTTTTTTGCTGTGAAGTCTACTGAATTGTATAGATCACACTGTACCAGTGTTTTGATTTTTTTAGGATTTTCTGTGTAGTAAACGTTCTTATTTGAGCTTGTAGAAGTCGCCGGTTTGCTTGCACTTGTCGATGGAGCTTTTTCACCGCTAGCAGCATCATATAATTCAAAATGCGGATAATCTTTAAAAGACTTCCAATCTCCTCCCCACTTAAATCCCTCTGCTTTCATGGCTGATACAACTGTTTTCCAACGCGAAGTTGTCGACTCCCAAATAACATTTTTCCCGTCGGTTGTGTATAAACATAAGTCTACCGCTACACCGTAATTATGATTAGATTGTCCGCCTGGCGCATTTGTGACAACTGCGCCAGGTTTCGTTCTGCCTTGTGCGTACAGTGCATTTTGTTCTGCTGACGAGCGATAACCTTGCGCAACACACAAATAGATTCCTTTTTTTGCCATTTTTTTAATTACATTTCGTGTTTTATCTGCTACAGATTTATTCATTCCAGAAACGTTTAATTTACGATTTGCTTTTTCGATTAACCATGCCTCTGTTAATGCCATTACTTATCATCCTCTTCATTTTTATTTTTGTTTAGTACTAACTCACTGTCACTAGCTCCTGATGTTGTAGGGTCGTTCACTACTCCTAGCACGCCGAGCAATAGAAATACACTGTTAATCATATCTAGCGCTTCTTTGTTGATAGTGTCGACAGGTATCGTCACTCCAAACCATCCTAACAACTGCTGTACTAGTACTAAAATTAGTGGGATAACTGACACCCAGAACACTTTTGATTTCATTCTCACTTTCCAGTTAATTTTCATTATTCTTCCTCCTTCTTATCTTTTTTTTCTGCTATATATTTCCAGATAGCTTTATCCTCACGCTTGAGTAACGCAATTTCTTTATCATGATTATTTTGCTTTTCTCGTAAACTCATACGATCTTTCTTACTTTCTGACATCTCTTCACGTAAGCTATTTAAAGTTATGTCCAACGAATCAATCATGTTTCGCAAAGGAGCTATTAATGCCCACCGAACAACAAACCCCACAATCCCTGCTATAAGAGTGACTAAAGCTATTAACTCCCCTACACTCATCCCCGCTATTGAAATACTGCCTAATACCAATTTTCATCATCCCCTTGTCCATTGCGCCATAAAAAATAAGCCTTACTCGGCTTTAATCTAAAACATAAAATAATTGATTTAATGAAAAATAAGTAACGCTTGTGTCGACGGGCATAAAACTCATTGCATTGGCGGAAGACGCATGTACTCGACCACCAGTCGATTTGCTCGTTGGCGCGTAAGCCATCGCCGTTCTTGTTGTCTGTATCTCAAGAGGCACAGAAGCAAAAGCGTTAGCTGATGCCCATGCGGTTGATTTTTGAACTTGACCACGGAAAAAGGCAATTCTGATACCAAAGATGCAAATAATTCTAAATTGAGGAGTATTCCATTCCGCTGTTGAATATCCAGAGTTTAATATTAAATCTTGCCATGGTGTTGTATAAAACGAATCTGCATCAATAGAAAGCTTAATGTTTCCACTCTCATTAAACTGTAGAGATTTCCCGGTCAAAATAGAGCTTCCTAAACTACTCTCTCCATTTGCATCAATTAGTTTTTGAGCTACTTTATATCCTCCCAACGTGCTTGTGATGCTCTCTAAAACTGTTGAGCCGATACCTGTAGGCAAATAGGAAGTTGAATTGAACCCGTCATCGTTCATTTTCACAACACCTGTGTATAGGTTATCATCACTATCTTTGTAATTTATATTATGAATAAATTCAGTACCTGTGATACTTCCGCTTTTGACGTCTCCGAGTTCTGCCGTAATAGCTGAAAGTTTGCCTATCCTTAGAGCATTATAATCCAAGGGCAACTCTTCCCAACTTTCTCCATTGAAATAGAAAACACCGATTATCGTTTTAGTGATTTCATCTATTTTAAACCAAGTGTCTCCTTTTAGTGGCTTACTTGGCTGTGCTTTATCAAAAACTGGTTTATGATTAGTACTTGATTCTACTAATGCGTTATTAGCAGTCGTTATCGCTTCATCTATTTTTTGACTAGTTTCCGGGTCAGCCTCTTTGATATTCAATGTTTGACTGACCCATTTTTCTCCATCCCATCTTCGTAGCACATTGGGTGAGGCACTACTATCCATCCACAATAAGTCGGTGGTTGGGTTTAACGGCGCTTCACCAGCTACTATTGCATCATTAATATCCGTTAGTGTTATTTCTGCAGCTGCTCTAATTGTCATCATCCATCATCCTTTCTTCGGGCATAACATAAATTCGGTTATATCTTTTACCTCCATCACCTTGCCCTAAATTTAATTGCATCATTCTCTTTCCATTTGCATCAAGAAATGGATAAGCCCCTTCGCACTCATTAGTTGAGCCTTGTGCAGGATAGTATTTTTGTTGAAAAACATGATGATAAACTAAACTATTGCTTACCATATTCCAGCACCAAAGTTGGTTTTTATCAGTGCCTGTAAAACTCCCTCCTGCTGACAAATACGCATATGGAAACATTACATGCATTCCTTGCAATGTATATAAAGTAGTTGTAAATCCGCAATCTTTTGTCCGAAATGTATACAGAGGGGCTATTCTCCCGGCAAATAAATCAGACTTTTTACAAACATTAATTGTTAAATTTGAAACTCCTGGACTCATAACTACGTAGTCGCTTGTTTGGTCGTATGTCACGCGGAATCCGTCAGGCGCTTCAAGTTTAAATGCCATTGAGTCATCATAAAACTGTTCTTTAAAAGGGACATATTTAAACATTGCTATCGCCTTCTCTGCCTGTGGCAATGGTGTTACATAATAAGACCAGATATATGCTTCACCGGACGAAGTGTCCACACCAAACATTGTTCCATGTCCTCCACCGAGAACCCACATCATATCGACAAAAGTACCATCGAGTGTAGTTCTATAAATGTTATAAGATTGTTGCCCACCGACTTTACTTTTTTTACTTCCGTAATATTCTTGTGACCAGTAAATATAGCCATTTTGCACATCTATTTGCGCACATTGCATAACCGATAAATTCACTTCTACCCCCGCGGGAAATTCACGTGGCAGTTCTGCAAACAGGTAACCTTGCCCTTCATTAATCATAAGAATACTAGCTTCACTTCCTTGATTAACCGAGCATCTAATAGTTGCATTGATAAAAACGTCTTCTCCAGAGATATTAACAACATTACCTACGCCTATCTGTGCGTCTTCCCAGACTAAGTCGTGTGTACCGTCATTGTTTATCTTCTCCCAAATAAAATCACCACGCTCAATACTATTCGTTATGTTTGTTTTTCCATCATAAACTCTTGCAATAAGTTGTGTAGTGCCGACATTATTTTTAAAAGTAGAACCACTAGTGCTAAATAATTCTACTTTCCACGTCTTCGTTTCTTCTATTTGTTTTTTAGCTTCTTCAATTTGCGCTTGAAGTTCCCAAATAGCCAGCGGTGTGACGTTTTCCAATTCGATATAATCACCAAGTACAACCTTGTTTTTAGACGGATCACTAAAAGAAGTTGTCTTTTCTATGATTCTTGCAGATAAAGTTATATCCATATCCAAATCGACTACTCTCACTGTGTCTCCAAGTGTGACTTGGTGTGGCTCATACCCTAACATTTCTGCTAGTAATATCACGTCTACCTCATACGTGGATAAAGGATGATTAACTTTTTCAAGCTCCAGTTGCGCCCAATCTTTTAAAGCTTGCGCATTTGTTATTGTATCTTTTGTTATGACCCCTTTTAAATATTCTCTGCCATCGTTATACAACCAGTTCGCTTCATCATCATAAATGTAATTTAAACCATCGTTTACTGATTTAATTGTCAGCCCATCTTTCCCAATCGGAATGAGAGCAGTGTACATCGTTTTATCAGTTGTAATTCGTTTAAGACCTTGAATGTCTCTTGCGTACTCAAATCGTTTCGCAGTATTGTTGCCTCGTTCGTCAACTAAATCAAATTTATAATTAATGATTTGACCGCCAAAGCTCTCCACGTAAGCATCAATTTCTGCTTTATACTCTGCAATAACTTGTTGTAATCCAGCTTGCGCAGTTATATTGTCTGCAAATTCAATAGTACGTATTTGCCCAACAAATTCTCTTTTACCAATTGACCAGCCTGTCTGTTGTAAAATGTATTCAAGTGCCATGTCTGCTCTTATATCAGTTAGCACTTTATTAGATATAATTGTTGCATTTAAATCATAAATAAATGCATTTTCTGCTGTGGCTTTAATGTATCGTCCTTGCATATTTAACCCGTTCTCAGCTTCATAAATACGAAATAATCGTAACTTAGCTTGTTCGTCTTCAAACAAAATATAATTACCTTCGTGAATATGTTCAGCCATTTCATGTTCTGCGGGGATGGTAACGGTGTATGTGTCATCAAAGTTTTCAAGTTTCTCATTTCTCTCATCATCCCAAAAAGGACACGAAAAAGGCATGTCATTTGATAACACGCCTACAGTAATTCTTTGTCTGTTCAATACAGTTAACATATTTCCCCTCCTTCCTCAATAAGTCGTTGGTCTATATTCAATAGACCACTCCGCTCCTTCGCTGAAAGCCACTGGAGTTTGATAGCCACCAAAAAACGAAGGAAATGAACTTCCAATTGCTAAATTTTCCATGAACACTGAACCGTTTTTCATTATGACCCCAGCTTCACAATCAATCATAATCTCATCACCTTTATGGATAATAACCTCTGGATTATTTTTAACATCTGCTTCTGGATTAACTTTTTGTACAACCAAGTCGCAAAAAACAACATCATTGTCTTTGTAAGTTTGATTATTAAAATCTTCTGGAATATCCATTTTGGCCATGTAAATTCCGATGCCTGCTAACTTAGTAGCAAATTTGTTATTTGAGTCTTTCCATTTGTAGGTTCGTTTCCAAGCTTGACTACCTTTGTCGTTCAATTTAACTATTTCCGCAATAAACAACTGTCCACGCTTTTCAATAGATAGATTAAAGTACGCATCTGAAAATTCATTATAGTTATTTCCGACTTCATACGTCGTGTTTATTGTTTTCCAAACTTGCTTAGTCTTTGTTTCACCTTTTTCTGTATACTTCACTGTTTGTTGTACTTTTTTTGAATAAACCACTTTCGTATTCTTTTTCTTAACTACTTTCCCCTCAGTTGCAGCAAAAAGGTATCTATCTTTCGTTGTTCTCCCAATCTCTAGTCCCAAATTCATAGCTCTCCCATTTTGGGCATCTTTAATCATAAATTTACCAATGCGTTTGCTATCTTTGTCTAATAAATACAATTCTATTTTTGTTCTAGCGCGTGGATATTTTTGAGTAATATTTGCCAATCGAGCGGTGACTTTCCAATTGTCTAATTCTGACGTCAACATTCGTTTCATTACAGGACCTCTCCATGATTTGTAAGGCGCGGTTTCTGTTTTTTCACCATAGGAATTTACACGAATGGTGTTTATAGTTTGTTTAAATGAACTTGTTTTCGCAGGCTTACCATTTTCTAGCTCCCAAGTAATATTACTTTGCCCAATACCATCCCACAAAGTCATGTCATTTGCTCTATCGGACAACACGTTCTCATACATTTTCACAGCTGTTTGTCCTGTATCGGGGTCAATATCAGCCCCTAGAAATATATAATCATCATCTGTTGCAAATGATAGACTAGTTAAATCGTCGGTTGCTATCGCATGAATAATTGGACTTGTTGATTGTGAACCCGCCACTTCGATTATAGCCGGGCTTTCTGGTAAACTAATTTCTTGTTGTTCTCCATATCCACGAGGATCACTACATATAAATGTAATGGTTGTTGTATAATTATCTGTCTGTAATTCTGTTAACTCTGCCATTTGGGCAAAATGACCGTAATAAATCCATTCCGGTTCATCATCAAAGATTATTTCGCTTTCAAAACTATTAGTTTGGATGATTAAGTTATTAAGATCGTGTGCTATTTCTACTCGTTCAGTTTCCGATTTCCCCATAAGCGTAATATTAATGTCAAAGCTTCTAGTACCAACGGAATTACCAAAAAAGTACCCACCGATTTTGGCAGGTACTTCTTGGATATTCTCAGTGATATTGATTGCATTTCTTTTGATACTATTAACAACTGCTGGAATGTCATTGCTATGAATTCCGGCGTACGTAAATCCTATTCTAGTCACGTTTTCTAACCCCCTGAACTCGGTCTTTTCTACTTATACGATTGTTCTGCATTTTTGTAATTGCAGGTTCCACTAAACTTCCGACCTTATTTGTGTCCATGTATACGTCACTATTTTTTTGAAGTAGTTGCATTAAAATCTGATTCTGCTGTTGAAGCAATAAAATCATGTCAGAATTGTCAGGACTATTGACAACAACACTTCCTCCATCATTCATTCCTATAATTTCTTTTGTTTTTTTAATTAATTGAACTGCTCGGTTTTTTCGAGTAAGCGGTATGACTACTTCCGGCTTATTGTTCTCAGCAACTTCTATCATTTCATTTTTGTTTACAAAACCACCGTTTGCAAATCGACGATGTCCTCGTGGTCCCCAACCTCGTTTACCATAGGGAAGATCATTTCTCCATGACGAGTTATTGAAGAACGCCAGCAACTGGTCATAACCAGAAAATATATTGTTATGCCCTTTCATTCTATATGCATTGAATGTTTGTGGTATATATTGAAGTAACCCTTTAGCCGGATTACCTGATAATGTATTAACATCCACAACAGCAGATGACTGAGTTATTTTTTCATTCCCGCCAGATTCACGATGAATTTGTGCAATAATGCCTTTTAATTCACTACCGGACAAATCCACTTTCATGGCTAGAGCCGCTTTCTTAATAACACTAGACCACGCCGAAGCACCTTTCCCAGCCGGTCCTGCCACTGGCGCAGTTTCTTTAAAACCAGACAGCATTTTCTCCAAAGGTGCGCCGATACTGTTTTTTAAATAGTTCAGCATGTCAGAACCTAAATTACCATCGTTACCCATTTTAACGCCAACAGACAAGCCACCAAAAAGTTTATTTAAATTTTTGATAGGATGCGCTGCCCAGTCAAAAGCTTTTTTAGAAAAATCAACTACTTTTCCAGCTACCGCTTTTGTCCCATTCCAAGCGTCACTCAAGAAATCATTGATCGTTGAATTGCCACTTGCAAATCCAGGTAATGTTTTACCAAGACCACCTTGCATGACTTTTTTCGAATCTGCATGATTCAAAATTTTAGTACCTGGTGCAACATGTGTAATTTCTGCGCCATTTGCACCTAAAATTTGTGCTTGAGCGTTCCGTTTGTTGTATGCAATTTCAAAACCTTCTTCACCAGCCATGATTTGTCCGGATGCATTATTAGAACCTGTGTAATCCATTGCAAGGTTACTACCGTAGGAAGTTCTTTTGCTAGTATTTATTTTTTTTGTGTCATTATTATAACCTTTTGGCTTCCATTCTGGTATGGTAGGTAAACTAAAGAATTTTAATACTTTATTTATTCCACCGGTGACAGAGTTAATCACACCCGCTAAATTAACTTTAAAATTATCCCATTTCGATAATGATTGACCTGTTTCCCAGTCAACTTGGTTTAAATGACCAGTAGCTTGTGATTGAGCTTGACTGACTACTTGTTCATGCATTTCAGTTGCCGCTTTTACGGTTTTATTCTTTTGGCTCCTAGCTTTTTTTACAATATCATCATGTTGCTTTTTCGTAATAGTTCCATTCACATAATATTCTTTGTCAGCAGCAGCAACTACATCCTTATATTTCTTGTTAGCTTCTTTTACTGCTTCATCTTTTGCTCTCTTCGATTCGCTAACCACTTTTGAAGCTTGTTCTGTACTTAATTTCCCACTACTGTCTTTCAGTTTTCCTAAAATTAATTTTTGCTCTTTTGCAGACTTACTCAAAGAACTAACCACTGCTGTTTCTTGTTTTTTAGCAATTGTTTGTATTTGATTACTATAAGTTTGATTGCTAGCTTTTCGTTGATTTGCCGCATTACGTTTAATACTTGTAACTTGCTGTTCTTCAGATGCTGTCAACACTCTGCCTTCTTTTGCCGCTTTGGCGTTAATAGCTTTTATATCCGCTTTTTCCTTTTTAGTAATATCTGCATTTTTGGCTGCCATATCTTTATTCAATTTCTGAATTTGTTCATTGTTTTTCTTCACTTCGTCTAACGATAGCTTTTGAATCTTTGCTTGTTTCTCTTTAACGGCTTTAACATCAGCCTCAGATAACATGCTATTTTTAGACAATGTATTTAAATTCTTATCTGTGCTATTCTTAGTCTTCTCAAATGACTTTTCCACAAGTGCAACCATACCATTGTAGTTTTTGCTGATTTTAGCAGATGCTGATTTAGTGATTACATCCCCGGACATTTCCAAATACTTTAATTCAGAGATTGCGTTTTGAGACATAGTTTTATATGAATTCACATTTTTTGCAGTATCTTTGCTAATACCTTTTCCAGATACATCTGTTTTTAAAGGATTGGAAAATGCCTTTTTAATTTCCGCATACCCAACCTTAGCTATTTTTATTTGATCATTGATTTGATTAACAGGTGCTAATAGTATAGGATGTTTTTTAGCAGAATCTGACAATCCATCCCACATATTTACAAATTTCTGTTGATATTCTGGAAATTCTTTTTGAACTTTCTTACCGAATGCCTGACCAAATTTCGTTCCCGCTATGCCTCCAACTGCCGCACCTATCGCGGTTCCGATTCCAGGAGCAATTGCTGTTCCGATTGCCGCACCAGCTGCGCCTCCCGCTAAACTTCCGCCAGCACTACCAGCTTTATCCCCTGCATTTTTTTTATTAATACCAATAAGTTGTGTTGCAGATAATGCAATTCCTAGCCCAGGCAGTACCTTTCCAATACCTTTCAAACCAGCTCCAATTTTTCCGAATTTGCTATAACTCGCAATATCACCAGCCATATCAGCCGTAGATAGCGCTTTTGTTCCTTTGCTTCCTTTAAAAAACGAGCCAGCTTTACCTAAGAAACCTTTACCTTTCCCTCCAGCTACCGGCAAAGCGTTTCCAGCAAGTTGCGTAGTCGCTGCATTAGTTCCAGCAGCAACAGAGTTTTCTGCTAACGCTGCTGTTAATTTCTTTACAGGTGAGATAGCAGCCGCTGCTCCTTTTGCAATAAATCCAAATGCTAGTCCAGCAACCGGAATCGCTACCGCAACTACACCTGCTGTAGAGATAACCGTTTTAGTACTATCATTCAAGCCATTAAACCAATCAGCTGCTTTTTGAATGTACTTTCCTAGACCACGTAATACCGGAGTCAATGATGTTCCGATACTTATAGCAAAGGTCTCAATTGCACCAGAAATTTCTTCAATAGTACCTTTCAGATTATCCATTTTCATTTTAGCTACGTCATCAGCAGTTACTTTTCCCATTTCAGTGCGCATTTTCTTTATTCCATCCGCGCCTTCACGATAAGCAATATTCCCAGCACGAACTGCATCGGAGCCAAACATAGCACCTAGCGCCGCACTACGTTGTTCGGAGTTCAAATCTTTTAGACTACTTTGCAATAGACCAGATATTTCTTCTGCTGATTTTAATTCCCCGTTTGTATCGTAAAACGCGGAGTGGACTGCGCCAGTGGAAACGGTCAATTCTTCAAATTCTTTGTTCACTTTAGAAGCACTTGCCTTTGGACCTGCCAAACTTTTAGCTAAATCTTGAATTTGTCCCATTAATTTATCTGTATCATTCGAGAGTGGTTTAACACCATTTTCTTGCAATACTTTCATAGCAGTTTCATTGTCCACAATGCTTAACCCAAGAGCATCAAATTGTTGCCATGCCGCTTTTGTTGTAGGATGCAACCTTTGTAGCATCGTTTTTAGAGAGGTACCTGCATCAGAACCTTTTAAACCATTCTGCGCAAATACTGCTAACATTGTTGATGTATCGTCAAATGAGAGACCAACACCACTGGCAACAGCAGAAACTTGTTGTAAAGACATCTTCATTTCTTCTACACCTGTGGCAGAAGCATTTGCTGCACCAGCTAGAATGTTTGCCGCATCCGCCACGCTTAAATTATCATCCTTGAACGCATTTAAAACTGTAGCTGCAATTTCTGCCGCTGAAGCTAAATCTAACTCACCCGCTGTTGCTAATGAAAGCGCTCCAGACAATCCACCGTTTATAACATCTTTAACTGAAAGACCTGCCTTTAAAAGCTCTTCTTGTGCCTGTGCGGCTTCTAATGCGGAGTATTTCGTATCCGCACCTTGTTGAATAGCAAGTTCTCTTAAAGCATCTTTATATTCATTTACCTCACTAGGAGACATGACAGATAAAGTATTCGACATTTGTTGCTCAAAGTCTGCCGCTTTTTTTGTTGCGAAACCTAAACCAAGCGCAACTGGAGCCATGTACAAACTGCCTTTTTTACCGAAAGCGACAAGTTTATCTCCTGTCTCATTTAACTTTTTTTGATACTTGTCTAAATCTTGAGTCACTGCTCCCCACGGTGAGCTTTTAACAGCTTGCTCTCTCTTGAATTTCTTATAAGATTCTGTGGTAGTATCAATCTTCCTTTGCAAATTATTGTAATTTGCAACTTCATTATTTACTGCTTTTTCCCCTGCTGCTAAAGCTTTTGGCATTTGTTGTAATTCTTTGTTAAGTTTGTTGTATGCTTTTTGATTTGAATTGACTTCTTTTTCTGCTTCTTTTAATTCTTTTTCAGTTGCATTACCAGATTTAGAGAGCTGTTCAAAACGTTTTTTTGACTCAGTTAACGTTTTATTAGACTCTTTCAACTCTCCATTTAAAGAAGCATTTCGCTTTTCTAAATCTTTAAAATCAGACTTAGTTTGAGAAACCATTTTGCTCTGAACAGATAACTTTTTATTAAGACCATCTAGCTCTGTTTCATATCTAGATAAAGTTTTTTCTCCCTTTCCAAATGCCGAAAGATTCGCTTTCATTTCGCTATTCACAGAGCCGAGGGTCCGCTTCAACCCTTTCATTCCCTCATCTACTTTGGCAGCATCTAAGTCTAGATTAATTGTCAATCCTTGAAGTTTATTCATTATTTACCTCCTTCCTAATTGACATCTTGGTATTGTGATACAAAGTCAACAAGTGAAACTTTGTTGTTTTCTGATTTTGCTTCTTCTTTTTCGATTATCAGACGACATAACTTTTTGTATTCTTGATCGTCTGTTTCTCGAATTGTCCAGCCATACTCTTTCATGCAGTAACGCCTAATTGCATCGAGATCGGACAAAAACTCGGTAAGCGTTATTACTTTGCTTCCTCATCTCCACTGTCTTCATCCTCGTACTCTTCTGGTGAAATCTCCCGAAAGACAGACACCAATGTATCGTTTAATTTCTTCGAAGGAATATTTTTTTTAAGAAAATCTATTGTAATGTTTTCATCATCAAATAATTTCACAATAAATTTTAATTGCATTTCCAAAATTGTCGTTTTCTTTGGATCATCAGAAGTATTGATGTATTCTCTAATTTTTTCTTGTAGTTTCCAATACTCTTCTAATTCAATTACAGATGTATCTTCTCTCTCATATAGCTCTTTCTTTTTTTCTTTTTTATTAAATATTTCTAGTTTAATCACTATTTTCTCCACCTTTTTTATGATTTTGGTCAACAAAAAAAGAGTAGGATTTCACCTACTCTTAAAATTTTTTATCCTTCTGGTACTACTGGTGTTTCAACAAAACCAGGAAAAGCCATGCTGTAAATTTTATCTCGGAATTCTTCGCCCACAGCCATCGCGAAAACGTCCCCAGCATCATTATAAACAAATTCACCAGTGAGACTAGTTGCTTCAGGTTCCTTTGGTTTGTTCTCAGATGTGTTTAATTTAACGTCATCTTGTCCATATTTTCCTTTTAATAAAGCAAAGAACACCGGCTCCCCTCGCAACGTTTCACTTTCCATCACGCATGACGCATATGGTGGAGCAGTGTTTTTCCCTACAGTTACAATACCATCTGCATTCTTTTGACGACCTAATAACTTCTGTCCTAATTCAAATGGAAGTTCCATGATACCGATTGTTTGCTTAACATCGCCAGAACCTTTTTTGGAAATGTAGTATGGACCGTTCGAAGCGAAAACTTTAATAGCTTCAGCATCAAGACCAGAAATATCAGCTTCAACCGTACCACCTTTTTTATTCTTACCATTTACTTCTACTTTTTCTGTTACCTTTTCGTCTTTTTCATCATAAATTCCAAAAGTTGCTTTTTCAAATCCGATTGTTGTAATCATTTATTTCACTCCTATTATTTTTTATTGATATAGTTTGTAGGGCAATCCGCTATATTTTCGTGCATCTACAAATCGCCCTGTTTCTGGAAAATATTCATCTAAACCACCAGCGAGTTGTCCAAATCCTATTTGTTTCATTTCTTTTCTAACTTCGTCTTGTATTTTTTTTACTATTAATCTGTCGTTAGATTGCACATCAATTTGTACTAAAAAATCTTCCATCCTGGATTCATTACTGGAAAAATTAGTTGGTATTGGAACATCTAAAGGTATTATTAACAAGAAGGTTTTTGTAGAATCACCTGTGCCTGGAAAATCATAATATTTAATTCTCTCTTCGCAAGTAGTGTGAATGATATCGTTTTTACTTAATGTTGTATATATGACATTCAAAATATCAATCATAGTTTATCACCTATTTTCTTCTGTACAATTGCCCTATAAGCTCTTTCAGATATTCTTAGTGACCTGGCAACACTACCTGTTCCTGCTGGTGTGATTTTTTTACCATTCCTTGTATAACCATATTCGTTGAGATGAATTATTTTGTACCTGTCTTTAGGACCTTTCCAGTCAATCTTTATACTTCTTACCCCTTTGTCATACGAAGGTTTTTCTATATTGATTTCATCAATAGATGCGCCTGTATCTTTAAATTGAACAAATTCACTTTTAAGTGTTTTTGCTACAAGAGTAGCACCTGCAATTAAAGCAGGGTCTACTAATTGCGGCAAGTTTTCTCGTCCAAATAAACTGACTAACTGTCTTTCCAACTCTTCTACTCCAGTAACTTCTACACTCATGTTTGAACCCCCAGAAGTATATTTACAAAGCGATTATTTTGCAAGTCTGGGCTAACATCAATCACATTAAATCTTTTGCCCAAATAACGATAATCTAATATTTCTACATAATGTTTGTTACTAACTGTATACTCACCTTTAGTGTCTCGAATATTAATTGTGACAGCTTCTTTTGTTCCCGTGCCATGTAAAATTTCTAAGTCCTTCATGGATGGTTTATAAACTTCTGCAAAACATTCAAAAAGGGTAATCTTTTCTATTTCACCTGGTTCAGGACCACTTGCCGGCTGATATTCAAAAAAAACAACCGGAGTACGTAAATCCCCGCTCTGAACTTTTTGAGGTTTAAACTGAAACTTCATCAGATTCACCACTTTCAGCTACATAGAGAGAGAAGCCTAAGCTAGTTATTTGTGATTGAAAGTTTTCATTGAAGAATTCTATCGAATCATTATACGCGTATCTAGTACGATCAATGACCAATTCTCTTGCCCGAACATGTTCATCTACATTAAACAGCCCGCATTTTTCTTGTAAATCAGCAATAGAAAAAGATAGCAACTCTTTTAAATTGCTATCTTCGCTATTGTGAGAAATATGCATACGCTCTTTAAATTTTTTAAGAAGGTCATCTGATACTTCCATGTACAGCACCTACTTTTTTTTATCTTTTTTTGGTTCATCCAATCGCTTTAAAAAAGAAGTTCCCAAATTATCAGAGACTTCATCTGCACGTTTTACAGTCAATTCAATTTCTGTTCCTTTTTCATATACTTCTTTGGTATCTTTGTCTTTAAATTTCTTTAATACTTCAAATTTAGCCATTTACAATCACCCTTCCGGAGTTTGTTCTGCTGGCTTGATATTTAATGTCCATACAGCAGAAGCTTTATCGTCTTTCGCTTTACCGTACGCAAATTGTTTTGCAGCATACAAGTTAAGATCTTCAAATGCAAGCGTTTGGTCAAAAGTAGAAATATCCAATGGTCCACCAACAAGTGCATCATAACGTTCTGCTACGTAAGAAATAGCTTTCTTTTCTGGAACGAATAATGATTCAATGATATTTAAATTATATGGGAGCGCAGTCACATAAACACCGTTCGCATTTAAGCTTGTGTATTGTTTCTTAACATCCCATGCATCCGTTGGATTGACTAGTAAAGTAACTTTACCTGCAACGTTTAATGGATGTTTGTTTTCTTTTACAGAGTGATATTTATATACATCTGTTAACTCATTAACCGTCACTTTAGGACTAGCGAATGTCAGTGTTCCAGAAGCAACTTTTTCTGGATATACACCATCAGTTACTGATGTCCCTTTAGCTACTTTTCGATTTAAACCAATCGGTTGAGATTTACCAGTACCAATGATAAACGCACTTTCTAACGCAACTGCAAAAGCTTCTTCAATTTGCGTAACAACAAAGCGTTTTACCCATGCAGGACCAAATTTTTCAAGGTCTTTAGGTACAACAACAAATGCCGTTAGCTTGTTTTGAATAGACTCTTCTTCACTGAATGTCGCATCTAGCTGTCCTTTAATTTCACCAAAAATATTACCCCATACAGCAAGACCACTAGTTTCGGATTTTAAGAACTTAGTACGTAAACCAGTTGTACGCATTCCGATGGAAGCTAAGAAAGGATGTTCAGTTGTTAGATCTTCAAAAATTTCATCCACGACTGTTTGTGGTAGCAATGTTTCTTCTTTGTAACCAACTTCTTTATTAATATCATTGAAGAATTTAATTTCTTCATTCGTGATATTTTTGTCTGTTCGGCTAGCTGAAATATATGCGTCCGCTTCTTGACGTGCTTCTTTCTTAGCTTGTTCCATAATATCAGCAGCCATTGCATCTACCATTTCCACATATGCTTTATTTTGAATTTCTTGCGTGTCTTCGTTTTTAACAGCATTAACAAAAGCTGTCCGTTTTTCCTCGTAATTCGCGAGGTTGTTTTTTAATTTGATAGTCATAATTTATTTCCTCCTATTTTTGGGTATTAAAAAAGAAACCGTTTGAGTCCATTCACTTCCGACTCTTCCGATTCCTTTTCTTGTTCAGCGATATGTTGATTCAAAGTTTTCCCATCAACTATCACTTCGTTTTTAAATTTTGCAATTGTATCTTCTACAACGCTTTGAATTTGTTCCGCTGATAAAGATACTTCTAAAATTGATTGTTTACCATTAGTATCTTTCAGTCCCCTAACTTTATCTAATGTAGCTTGTGCTAACATGCCGCCTGTACTTGCTACTAATTTTGGCGTTTCGCTATTTTCTTGAAACATCACACCATCTGCTAATCCTAGCTCTACAGCCTGTTGAGAATTTAGCCATGTTTCTTCTCCCATCATATTTAACAGTTCTTCTAATGTTTTTCCCGTTTTCAGCTGATAAGCATTAGCAATGGATATATTGGCATTTTGAGCAATTTCGGAGGCTTTTTTTAACTCTCTATAATCACCTCTCCCACCATACTGAACATTGTGAATCATCATTTGACCAGTTGGAGAAATTAATACTTCATTTCCAGCCATCGCAATTACAGATGCTGCGCTTGCCGCCATTCCAACAATTTTTACAACTACATTACCATTGTATGATTTTAATGCTGTATAAATTTCACTACCAGCAAACACATCTCCACCATTGCTATTTATCCAAACTTCAACTTCACCTGACGCATTTGCCAAGGCTTCATTGATATCTTTTGCACACGTAGCTTCCATATCCAGCCAATCATAAATCCATTTGTCATCATTTCCAATAATAGGACCTTTGACTTCAATTTTCGTCATTCATTCTCACCTCCTTCATCTGCTGACTGATAGTTTTTAGTAATTAAATATTTATCTAATTCCGGATTATCTACTCGTTCAGCGCCCAATAATTCTCGAACTTCATTACGATTAAATGAACCAGAGGCAACCAACTTATCTACAGCTTCTGCATTTTCTATAATGTCTTTTTTGTGTATGATTTTGATATGTTCACCCGCTAAAAACTCGTTGGAAGTAAATAATTTAGCGTTTAATTCATCTTCTAGCTTTTTAGTGAGAGGATCAATACAATATTCCATATATGCTTTCATATTATTACTCAAATCTGCCATATCCCCATGTAGCAGAGCAGAGGGAATACCAAGAATACTTGCCACATAGTCAATCATTTCTTTTCGAAGTTTCTTGATCTCATCGAAATTCTGGCTGCTATTCACACTAGACGTTCCAAATTCCTCATAATTGAAGCCTTCCAATTGAGGAACAATGGCAATTTCATTGTTATTAAATGCAGCATACAGTTTGTCGATGTAAGTCTGTAATTTTTTTTGTTTTTCATCGTCCGCAATGCCTGCCATTTTGAAGTTAACAGCCCCGCGGATTTGGAAGTTACGCATTTGTGCTCGAATCATGCGACCAAATAACTCACCGTAATCCTCAAACATGCCATCCGTAAATGCAGCTAGTCGCTCGTTTCCATATTCTAGAAAAATCACATCATCCATACTGAAATTACGATTGTACCGATAATCTTTCACCGTAACCCCTTCAAAAACATCCGGATAAAGCGCGAACTCTTTTCTCACATAACTGTCAGCAATTAAAAAATCGTCCGTATCTGAAAGGACGATTAAGCACTCGTTATCATAGATTAATTTATAGATCACTTTTTCCCAGAAAGAACTCGAACTCATATCTGTATTTGGACGAACATTTAATTTATAATACAATCCGTCTCGTACACTGCTTTCTCCACTTTTCAATCTAAAATCAGATTTGGCGATCGTTCGTGCTATATGTTTTACACACGTATTTAAAGCCATTTTCTTCAAATAAACCTTTGTTGTTTTATCTTCTAAAAACTCTAAATCCCACATCCACTCAATTTCTTTGTTCCGTTTAAATATCTCCGAAAGAAATCCCAATATATCACCTCCTAAAACGTAATGGCATTAAGCATATTTAAAACTTCATCTACATCAAGGTCTTCTATTTCATCCGCACGCCATAGAGCATGTACAAATGCTTGAAATCCATCTGTTTTACGCCTATGCTCGTCTTTTTTCAGGTATTCTTTATTACCATCTGGTTTGATTTTCACCGCTACATTGTTCGTATACCAGCGCATCAAAGGGTTATCGCCAAACACAATGCGATGATTTGCGAATAAAGTTTCAATTCGCGGAGCTAGCAAACTATGAGCTGCACGTGGATTTCTAATAATCTCCAGTTCGAATCCTTCTGCTTCAAACAGCGGGCGCATAAGATCCATTCGGAAGTTATCCCCAATGACCTTTTGAATACCGTAATTTTCCCGCATTTCAACAAACCAATTGACCACATGACGAGGGTCGATTGTAGGTTCATCTACAATGGTCAGTAATCCCTGCTTTTCCCATTCTTTGATGGGCGGTTTAAGGTTTGCGATATCCAAATATCCTTTTCTAGCAAATGAATGTGATTTCCAAATATAATCATCGCCCACACGGAACAGCAATCCAACAGCCGCGAAGTCCTTAACGCTTGCATAGTCAAATGCACCAATACAAGCTCGGTTTTGGAGTTCTGGCATTTCTCGGTTAGTTGCGAGAATATCTTCCCACGGTGCTACTACCTTTTCCAAGTCTACTTCTGGAAGGTTCATTCGTTTAGTCATGAATGCTTCTCTGCCGCTTGGATTATTCGTTAATGCTTCATATTGTTTTCTAACTTTATTTAGTAAGCGTTTAGAACGAGGACTTAATGGCTTTTCAAAAGCAGGATTTGCTTTTTCCCACATAGCTTCATTCTTGACTTCTGCCGGATCGTCTAGCTTACAAATAAAAGGAAACATGCGGTCGTTAAGATTTTCACCACTTAAAATTGCTTTACTACGTTCTTCCAACTTGTCATAAAATCCCGCTCTCACAAATCCATTGGTGCCAATAAAAAATTCTCTGGGATTTGCGACTTTGCCAAGTCCTCCAGAGAATACATCAATTATTTGTCTATCTTCATATTCATGTGTTTCATCATAAATAACACAGCCTTCACGACCACCATCTTTAGTTTTTGCATTTGACGTTTGAAATTTAAAAACACTGTTGGTTCCTTTGCCAACAATCTGTGCTTTCCACGCGTCAAAGCTGCCTTCCAATTTAGGATTTCCGTCTATTGTATTAAATACTTCTTTAAAACTAACTTTCGCTTGGTCTTCAGAATTCGCTACTACCGAAACATCGTAATTGTTAATCCCATGTAGTGGACTTATAAAATAATTTGATAATGTACTTATAAACCCGTTCTTACCGCCACCGCGACCAAGGGTTATAGAGAACTCTTCATAAAAAAGTTCATCGTCTTCTTTAAAATATAAAAAAATAAATGGTGCAATAAACTTTTCCCAGTTGTCCAAAGGGAAGTACCATTTTTCACTAAAAGCAATATAATTTTCTATCTGTGTCTCATCAAAATATATATCATCTCTACTTAGAACATGTTCTTGCAAGTAATTTATTAGATCGATTCGCTCTTTATTGAGTAGTATTTTTCCACTTTTATACGACTGTATATAGTTATCAACGTGTTTATTTGATATCATATCAAGTCACTACCATCTTGATTATCATTTTCGCCTTTGAATATAAAAGACCGTTCAATAGATAATAATGAAGTGTTGATTCGATTTTTTTCTTGTATTGCTGGATTAGTTTTCGTGAATTTTTGCGAGCCGTTTTCGGTAACAACAACAGCACCATCAATTTCAATACTGTTGTCTAACTCGTAATATATACGTATTAAATTAATATAACGATTAACTTTTTCAAGTTCTTTCTGACTAGTAGTATCAATATTTGATAACAATTCTTTTTCCAATTTCTTTATGTTATATTCCACTTTTAACCCTCCCTCCTTCATGAGACTTTTTAATATTTCTGCGGAGAAGACCCCCACACCGTTCCCCAGAGCCAAATTAAAGCGCAAACCTTTGACCCGGGGGTGTCACCATCGTTCATCATTCACCCATTTATTTATCTTCCTTCTAAATTGAAAGCGATTATGTTTTTTGTTATGACACTTTACACATAGAGTAGTGAGATTATCTATATCAAGCGCAAGTTCTGGATGGTGTTCTAAATCCTTGATATGGTCCACATCGAGTCTTTTATGCTTGTCTGGTTCATGATAATCAGTAAACACCTTTCCTTGCCTCTTACACTCTTGACACTCATAGTTATCACGCTTTAATACTTCTTTACGTATGCTTGCCCATTCCTTTGACTTATAGAATGTATGACGTTCTGCTTGTGTTAGCATTAATCCACCCCTATATAAAAGACCAACACTAATGTGCTGGACTTCATTGTTCTATGTATCCGTAGTTATGAGACCTGAATACTTCTACGGTAGTATTCGTCAATACTTTGTATTTCATCCAGTCGAATCCGAAATGAATTTCCGTCACTAGACACAGGACCCGTTCCACATTGTCAAGAGGTGTGTGTGGTTTAATATATACTCGGCAAGGATTTGCACCTTGCAGGAACTAATTAATTTGTTTTACAGGAGTTTTAAGCTAAGACATACGTTCCTTAGCTACATTAGTTCTATCCTGTTCTTCGTCTACCTATTCCGTCACGAGTATTGAGATTGAACAAGAAGGTGTCTCTTGTTGGGACTAGTGAGGTTGGAATGAGATGCGTCTCCCATCAAGACCAACGATCAGATACAAAGCCTCTGCCAGGCAACATAGCAACCTCCTGCTATGTCATCATAAGATTATAAACGAGAAGTGAAGTGCAGACTTAATATATTATTTTATTTGTAATCATCTTCACTTCTCTACTCTACAATAATATCACGTAAAAACATGTCAAACGGGTCATAAACGGGTCAATTTTTAATATCCTAATCTTTCAGCGATTTTATAAATGATCTCTTTCCGTTTTCGTTTCGCTGTACTTTCACTGATATTCAGCTTGCAAGCTATCCATGTCCAAGTCGGTCTACTTCTATCCCAATATCTGAAATGTACCAGTTGCTTATCTTCATCAGACAAGGTACTTAACACTGTATCAATCGCTCTCACAGTATTGGACATTCTTTGTATCTCTCTATCCATTTGTAAAAGCATAACTCGTTGCTCCACTTCATTCGATATTTGTCCAGAAGAGCTCCCCCCCTGATTCTCGTCCCTAAATTCTTGATGCATAGATCCCATCACAATATTTGCGCGTTTCTCTAACATTTCTTTTTTAGTAGAATGATAGTAACGAAGTTCATCTTCAATTAATTTATAATGTGCTTGTCGTAATCGCTTTGACATTTAATCACTCTCCTAATAAAATTCTATCTCACACGTTTTGCCTAGTCTTTGTTCAATTAGTTTTTTCAGTTCTTCCTTGTTGACATGCGCCGTGTAATACTCTTCATTTTGATTTCCAAATATCGTTGTGAAGTTAGTAAACTTTTTTAGAAATTCCTTAGCATCTTTTTCGTATTTATCATTTTCAAACATTTTTAACCTTTCATATTTATCTAAACTGATATTTACATATTCCTCCATCATTTACTCTCCATCCATTCAATTAAATCATTCAAATAAAACTGCGCTTTCTTTAAATCTTCAATGCCATTCTTATGTTCATAACGCGAAACGTATTTAAGTATGTTCCCAGCAACATAACTCGGATAATCCTTTACTTTTGCTTTAATGTAGTCAAGCGTTTCAATACCTCCTACTGTGTAATGTGCAGGATTGTTTATTTTGTCGTTATTTTCGTTTTCCATAGATACTCCGATGGCAGACATTGCCTTCGCGACATTTGCAGCGTCATCGTGATACTTTGCAACTTTATCTTGCTTTGCTTTGTATTTTTTGATTGGTGTATCAGGATATACTCTTTCACAATATTCTTTTGACGCCTCACCCAAATAAATATCATATTCTATTATCATTACTGTATCCTTCTTAAAAATGTTCCAACTACTGTATTCTGTAGGTTTTTCTTTATCATTCCATCTATATCCTTCTTCCTCCAAATTAACCATCAATGCGTCATAGTCTTCTTGTGTTTCAACATGATATAGTTTCATAGTTTCCTCCTTGTTAAATGGGATTGTTTCTTCACGGGTCATTTGTTCAATATAAATATCTTGATTAATGAACCATTCGCTTATAAATTTTCGAATACGGGTGAACAATATTATCTCCTCCAAGAGTCCAATAACAGTTCAAGTTCTTCAAGACTATGTCTTTTAAATAATGGTTTTCCAATTGCATAACCATCAAATTTCATTTTTGAGAAACTTTTTAAATTACCAAGGTCTGTAAATATATATTTCTCATTTCCTAATTCAACAATAAATTCATTATTATTTACACTAGTAACATATTTTTCTTTACTTTGTATAAATTCTTCAAATTCATATTTAGTTTCTGCTTGATTTCCACATATAACAAGAAATCTTTTCATTGTAATCCCTCCACAATCTGCAATGCTTCCTCCGCGCTCCTAGCCACTCCGCATATTGCAGGCGTACTTTCCATTGCTTGTTGAAAGTTTCTCTGCTCTTGCCTTAATTTCCCGATTTCATTTTTCACTTCAATAAAGAACATTTTTCCATCCGTTCCACGAAAACCGAATAAATCTGGAAAACCCTTCGGCAAACCTGTGTCAAAAATACGACCATTAGGCATTCTAATTTTCCCCACATTGGCTCTGAAAACATAATGTCCTTTTTTTGCTAAGGCTAAGCGTATAGAGTTTTGTATATTCATTTCTGCTGTCATTTTATACCTCCTAAAATCGAAGTTACCGAAAATGAAAAGTTACCGTAATGGGTAACCTTGAAATCAATTGCAACTCTAGTTGTTTCGGCGTTTTTTATCGTGGTTACCGAAAGATGTCAACTCTTTATATTTTTTACTTTTTTTATAAATAGTATAAAGAGTTGATGTAAAACGGTAACTCGGTAACTTTTCTCCCTAACGCTTAGAGGCTGTTAGTGTTTCGCGGTTACCCAAATTTTATTTACGGTAACTTACGGTAACTTTTGGGTGTTTTCGGTAACTTTTGTTTATAAAAATCAAACGACTTTCAATGTATTATTCTTTATGAAACACACATAAGTGACGGAATCTTTTGGTTGTTGGTAACGGTAAGGATGAATTCCTGTTGGAGTATCTGCAGGGTCAAACTTACCGCTTAATTTATGTTTACCTTTTTCCCAACCTTCTTCTGAAAGAATTTCACCAAAACGTTTATAAAACGAGCGATCGCCAACTGGTTTTAAATTATTTGATTCGCAAAAATACTTGTAAAACTCGTAGACAACATAAAGCGGAATTCTAGTACTTTTATATTCTTTAAAAATACGTTCGTAATAATCTAAAATCGGGTCGTTATCTAGTTTATATTCCTCCATGATTTTTTTTGATACATCTGGTTCAACAAATCGTTCAAAATCCATATTGATTGCATGAAATAAAATATATTGTAATACTTCTTTATTCTGTATATATTCATCTTTAATCTTCCAATTGTCTTTTCCACCTTTTAAATTAGCTTTAAATGGAACGATAATAAAACGGCGATATGTTCCATCTGTTTTATTACGCATTTTAGGCATACCATTAGTGGACTGAATCACTGTCATATGAAAATTTGCGCTATATGGGTGTTTGTTTTTTTGTTCCACCATAATTTCATCACCCGTTACAACAGAATTAAAATTGGAAGAATCATCAATATACACACCAGCCGGTACATCGTCGCCGATGCAACAAACTTTTTCTTCTAAAATAGATAAGGAAAAACGTTCTTGAAATTGCGGCAGTTTTAGTGTTGCAATATTAGAATTTCCGATTAAATTACGCAATAACTGTTGAAAAGTCCCTTTACCGTTATTCCCATCGCCTAGCAACCAAATAGAACTTTTTCGTGAATAATTTCCGTTCAAGGATGCGCTGATAACTTGCCACAACAGTGATGTTATTTGTTCATCACCACATGCTATTTCATCCAGCCATGTATGAACATCCCATCCATTTATGTTTTGTTTCGGTGGATTTGCAACATATGGCGTAGCTATTTTGGAAGTGAATACATAATCAGGCGTGAAGGCTTCTAATTTCTTTGTTTTAAGATTGAATACACCGTTTTTAACTGGTATAAGATACTTTGATACTGTTTTTTCTTTTACTTCGGCACCTTTCCACAAATGATAAATAACATCACTCGCTTTATTTGCATTTAGTGTTGGTTCTAAAAATCCGATAAAACGTCGAATGTAAGTCTCATTTTGTGTCCAAATGCCATCTTCTTCTAAATACATAGCTAATCGAGTGTTTTCATTCATATTAAATAGGCAGAAACGGAAGAATTCTTTCAGTATAATAGCGCAACCAATTGGTGATATAACGCTTGGTTGTTTTCCTTTCCCACCACTTATTAACCATTCTTCTTTTAGCTTTTCTAATTCTTTTTTACGTCTTTCATTTAATAATTGCGCCCAATTTTTACGCGACTTTAAGTTGATATTGTAACTGTTCCCACTCTGTTTAGGCGAGTAAACTTCTGAACAACCTGATATAGCTTTACCTAATGTTATTTGTCCATAAGTGTTTTGCCCTCGTTTTTGGTCCCATTTATCACGCATCAACCCTGAATCTCGGAAAATAGTATCCATTTTGTCATAATCTGCTGCTGTCCAAAAAGCTAACATATTTGCAAAAGCTAGATCTGCATCTGACTGCGAAGCGTAATATGCTTCCCAATTTCCCTCGTACAATGTTTTAAAGTATGGACCATTTTGGCTATTATATGCTTTTTCCAATATTTCACTTTCAGACAAATCATTTGATGAATTTTGATGCTTAGTTAGTGATGTGTTTTCAATTGTTCCGATGTATTTCTCATGCAGTATTTTTATTGCTGATGTCGCTTCATTGACTTGTCTGTAGTTATCAATTACTTGACCAGTCATAACGAAAAACCGACCGTCCGGGTACATTTCAATATTACCTTTGCGCCGACCACCTTCTGGAAAATCGCCTTTTGCAATAATATGAATACCTGTCCCACTCACACTGTACTCAGTGTAGCTAGCTAACGTTTGAATAAACTCCCCAGCAATATTTTCAGTATTTCCATATAAATAATCTTGAATATCGTCTTTTATGTCGTCTATATCCACGCCAAAATACGGCGCCTTGAAGTAAAATCCTAACCCATCGAATTGATACTTTTCGAGTGAAGCAAGGGCAGTTTCAAAATCTGCCCAAGTTCGCTCGTCTACACTATTGCCATATGCTCCAGTATTTGCGTTCATTGGTATCTTTTTATTTTTGCCGCGCTCTTCATCCCAAACCAGTTGAAAAGCGCACCATTGTTTTAATTTTTTTAATTCGTCTGGAATTTGTTCGTACACGTTTGTGCGCTCCTCTCATTGTTTAGAACGGTAGATCGTTTTCACTTATTACTACTGGTGTTGGTTCGTTTTCTTTCTTTTTAAACACATGTTGTAGAGGTCCAGTAATTTTGCTTTCAGCCCATGCTTTTACATTTAGATTTTTATAAATTTGCCCATTATATTCAGATTCTTCGTTTTTCACTGTAACTTGGCAGGTTTTAGTCAACAAGTCTTGTAGCAGTTCATTTACTGTGTTATAGTCTTTTCCATTTGGGAGTTGGATAGCTTTCGCAATTGTATTTAATGCCGTTTGACTATATTCATTTGTTGCTTTTGCTTTCCATACTCTGTGAAAAATATGCGCATTTTGAAATTTTTGATTTACATCGTTACGAATAATCAAATCAATATTAATGAACTCCGCACCATTTTTTGTTGCGTCTTCATTTGCATTATATAAAACAACCTCGTACGTACCATTTTCTACTCCATTTGTGAAAACATCATTATGATCTACTTTAAACATTTTTAAATTCCTTCTTTCGTTTTTTTATTTGATAAATCCTCGTGCTTTTCCTTGATGGAATGCCCATCCATTTTTATAATTATGTTCTTTTGCATATTCATATAATTCTTTCATATTCTTACATTCGCCTGGACTGCTATAATTTACTTTAAAAACGGCTTCGGTTATTTCTTGTAGCTCTGCTCCCTCATCGATTTGTATTGGTTTTACTTCCACTTTGAATTCATGTCCACAATGCTCGCATCTTTTTGCTGTCTGGCTAACTGTCATAAAACACTCTTTGCAAATTTTCACAGGTGCCTCTGCTTTTGTTGCATTACTTCCTTTACGAGGTGCTAAGGACCATGTTCGTTCCATATCTGGCAGACCGAAACGTTTTACATTACCTACATGGTCGATGATGATAGCTGTTTTATTATGTTTATAACGCATGCCTCTCATGGATTGTTGAATATACAATGATAACGATTGTGTAGGTCTTAGCATAATCACCGTGGAGCAATCCGGAACATCAAAGCCTTCGCCAATAAGGTCAAGATTGCAAAGGACCTTTATTTCTCCTTCTCGAAACCGTTTTATGATGTCATCTCGAATGAGTTTAGGTGTTTTACCGTCAATATGTGCGGATGAAATGCCTACTGCATTAAAACTCGCTGCCATTTTTTCGCTTTGATATATCGAACTAGCATAAAGAATTGCTTGCTCTCCGTTAGCTAATTTTTGATAATGTTTAATTACGTCCCCCCAAATCATTCTTTTATTGAATTGATCATCAAGACTAGTCATATCAAACTCGCCAGTTCGTTTAACGTTTAATGTTTCTGTTTGAACGATTTCAGGAGCATAGTATTTATAATGTGCTAAAAACTGATTTTCTATTAACCACTTCACATTAACTTTTTCGATTAATGTGTCATTTATATCTCCTAAACCACCTCCATTAATCCTCACTGGCGTTGCAGTAAATCCAACGACCTTCGCTTTAGAAAAGTGATGAATTATTTTTTTGTAGCTATTTGCTAACACATGATGACTTTCATCAATTATGATTAACGAAGGCTCCGAAGTTTTGTTTAGACGTCTAACTATCGTTTGAACCATACCCAATTTGACGTAACTCATATCCACTTCATTCATAATGAGTGTGTTTCTGATTTGGTCAATCAACTCTTTTCTGTGGACTAGGAAAAGAACATGGTTTTTATTATGTGTTGTCATACGAATTATTTCCGATAAAATAACCGATTTACCTGCACCTACCCACAGGGAGCAACGACGCACGGTCTATTATATCCCTGTAAAAAAGCCCCCTTTACATCGTTTATAATTTCTTGTTGATATTCTCTAAGCTTTAGCATCAATATCACCGATTTTGAATAGGTCTTCTTGTTTGCAACCTTTTCGACTATCAATTTGATTTTTAGCAAATACAGCGTTGGTTGGTTGTAAAATAAACCCGCGTTTTTCTTCTTCTGAATCGTAAATTAATCTTGCTACTACATCACATAGCCCCATCGCGTTTGTTAATATTTTATTAGAAATCTGTGGATAAGAACGATTGTAAATTTGTCCTTCTGGCGTTTGCCACTGGTCAGATGTTTCCCATGCAGTAATTAAAATATTTTTACCGAATGACTTCAAATATCTTATGGCATCAATCATCATGAATTGCATTTGTTGATAATTTGCCATAGATGGAACACGATTATTTTTCCCTTCTTTACCAAGCTGCGCTAAAATAGAACGTTCAAGCTCTGATATGTTATCAATTACAATGTTGTTATAGTTGTTTAAATGGCTATCATTAATTTCTTTTAACAGTTGTGGAAAAGTAATAAATGGTGTCATTGTATCAGCGGTGACTATATCAATATTTTCTTGACCTTTCAAAACGCTGGTGGTCCTATCAATATCAACTACTAATGTTTTTCCTTCTAAAAATTTAATGGTGCTTGTTTTTCCTATGCCCGGCGCTGAATAGATAAGTCTGAGTTTATTTACATCTTGCAAAGTTGATGCGCTTTTTATTTCTAACAATGAAATCCCTCCCTATTTTTAACTGATACGTAAATGTTCCGTTTGAATGAGTGTTGCTCCAGGCACATCAATACCTTTTTTAAGATCATCTTTTAATCTTGTTTTATCTAATTTTTTCGGTTGCTCAACCAAGTAGGCAATCAGTTTGCTCTCGTCTTCTACAGCTACACTAGGGGGACTTTTTCTGATTCCTAATGTAAATAGATTCGTTCTGATTTTAGGCTTGTTGGCAGTTTCCATCGCGTCCTGTAGGGATTGTTTTAATCGTTTGATATTGTTGTTGATTGTTGTTTTACGTTCCGACAATCGCTTGATTTCTGTTTCTAAAACAAGTGATTGACCTTCCAATTCTTTAATCACAAATGCTACGTTTTCAGCTTTCGTTTCTAGTTCATCATCAATACTTTCAAGTGTATCTTTTAATAGTTCCGGATCAAGCTGCTCCGCTAGATTTAACAACTGTTGATATTTCCCTTGAATTGAATATAATGTTGACATTTTAATCATCCCCTTTCAAAAATGCTGTTGCGGTTATTTTATCTTTTGATGCAGAATACCACTTCACATTGTTTCTTTCATCAAATTGTGGCTTATTTACATTAGATACAAACAACTTAGCTTTATCTTTATCAACATCATATATATATAAATTTACAGAATCTGATTGGTCATATAGCTCATTTATTAATTTAACATCACTATCCACTTTCACTTTTTTCACTTGAGTTGCTGGTATATTAAAGGATGAAAATCCGTCTTCATCTTCAACAGTAAGCAAACCATTATTATTAATCAGAACATGAAACTGCTCTCCGTCGACACATAATTCAGCTACACCAGTTCTATCCTGCACCTCTACCTTATCGCCAGCAAAAATACTCATTTGATCGCCTCCAATTCGTTTTTATAGTCCCACATATCTTGCGATAATTTATCCAAACCAATCGCGAATCTTTCTAGGTCTTTTGGTGTTTTAATGATTGATTTACTCAATTCTTTGCTTTTTCTATGAAGTAAACTGTTTGCTTCGTTAATGATGATTTGTTTTGTCATTGTTATTCAACCTCCTCTGCAACAATACTAAAATCTGTTTCATCATTTTTTATAAATTCAATAAGCGTTTGTTTTATGATATTTTCATAAGCGGAAATGGTGATGTGATAATTTGTCATGATACCAGCTCAGATGTGATGTAAGCTATCTCGGATATATCAATGACATATATTCGTCTAGAACTTTCATCAAAAAAATTGTATTCAACCCTTACTATAGTGCCTGTTTGTTTATTTCTAAAAACTTCTAAACTGTCTGTTTTAATTGTTGTTTGTACTGTCGTCCCATTTATGCCATTCCGCATCCAACTTCTTCACTAGTTCACTGCTCAACTTAATCCCACTCCTTCGCTAGTTTCCATAAATAATTACAGAAGTACCTATCTTCTGGGTCGTCACTTTCATAATTAGTGACCAAGTCAAAACTACTGTTACGCCAATCCCACTTGAAACAAGTATTTGTCTTTCCTATCTCCTCTAAGAATGCCTCTTCATCAAAGATATAGGTACTTACTACTGCTGTCCCTCCTGCATACCATTTTCCAGAGGGTTTATAGAAATTTACCGTAATTGTCTTCTTACCTAAAGGTTCACTGCTCATTCGCTGCACCCTCATTCAATCCCCACGCTGCAAATTCGGCTAGAAGTTCGTATTCAGTATGGCGGCTGATTGAATCGTATGCCTGTACTACCTCACCAGGTAAATCATAAGAAAAAAAGTCGTTTTCAAAATAGTTTATAGTAATTAATGGGCTGGCTGCTTTACCTGTCTGTTCTTTCAACCACTCCAACACAATCGCTTTCGCTTCTTGTTCGTTCATTCCGACACCTTCTTATCAAAGTATTTTTCGTATGTCTCCTTGCCAGCCTTCGTAGAATTTATATCAATATCGTCGTCCCATTCGAATTCGTTCGATTTGTCTATGTCTTCAAAGTGTGTAATGCCATACGATCGCTCAAACATGTATTCTAGGTGGTCTTTAAAATCTGATTCATCACGAATTGTCGACTCCTCATCAACATAATAAATAGTTGCTTTAAACATTCTCATTCCGACACCTCTTCAAAATTTCTTATATCAATCTCTTCTATTTCCCTTATTAGGAAGCGCTCAGGTAAATAACCACGCTGTTTCCCCCGCCTGTAGATAAAACTCTGTAATTCTTCTCTGTGTTCTTCTGTTACATCGTCCAAATAGCCCTCAGAATACTCCCCAGCCACTTCATATACTCGCTCTGCTATGTTCTCTAGCAGACTGTCGGTTACGTCTGGAAACGCTATTTCCCCAATTTCACCAACAAAAAAAGTATAAATCAGTTCATTTTAATATGAATATATAGTTAAATCATTCATCACTTGATTGCGAGTTTTTTCGTCATGCGTGTTGTGATTATACTTTTTTAACAAGTTGATACCATGCTCGATAGCCTCATCTTTTGTATCAAAATATGTGATTGATTCCCATCGCCCGCCGTAACTACCGTTTAACATCCATTGCCCTTGTTTCATTCCGCCACCTCCTCAATAAAAGACGGAATTTCTTCGGAGATAACAATTCTCCTATCATCTTCCAACTTGATAATATAGTTTCCTGTGCTTTCCGTGATTGGATTAGGCAGTATATATTCAATGCTGATTACATTTACATTCATTTCTCCGTTATACCATTCATCACTATGTTGTCCGCCTGCTGGAGGTCTACCTATTGAAAATCTCGTATTATCGTAAGGCAATCCACTGCGCCAACTTAGGATGTTTCTCGGTTTAAATGTCGTCATTCCATCACCTCTTCTAATATTTCTTCTGGGGTATCACAACCATTAATTAGCGTCTCTCTACCGAACCTATCATCAAAAGTACAGAAGATTTTTCCAAAGACATCATCAACTTTATACAAACGCTCTAAAGCGTTCGGAACGTTGTAATATGAACTGTTATCTTCCCAGAGTTCATTGTTTAAAATGATATATTTATCACCTACGACATTTCCGCCTATTAGAAGTATTTTTCTTATAACTTCCGTATTTTCCGCTTTTGTATAGCTTTGAATGCCTTCCACAAGCGCTTCATAATCATAACTGTATAAATCAATACTCACTCCCATTTATTCCGCCACCTCTTTCTCGATAGACCAACCAGAGTCAATATTATTTACTAACCAGTCGTCATAAGCCTCTGTAATCTCTTTTTCTAATTGTTCAAGTGTTAATATATCGAACTCAATATTCAAGTCCGTTTTCAAAAGAAATGTTTCTGTTTCAAGTGATCCGTGCATACCAGTAGAAACGTAGAATCTTACTTTTTTATCGTTCATTCCGCCACCCAACGTTCTTTATAGACATCATCTACTTTTTCTAATTGACCCGAATACACTAAAATGACTTTTATCCAATCAAGACTATTCCAAATTTCCTCTGGATTAGTCGTGTTGTCATGAGGGTGGATTCTTTCCCTCATTTCTTCTATTGCTTCATAATAATCAAAACCTTTAAAATATGGTCTGCCATCTTTAGGACTTGATAATAAATCACCATATTTAGGGCTATAAATGTAATCAATACTTACTTCGCAACAACACCCTGCTGTCCAAACGCTAGTCCCCTTATCGTCAAAGTTATCTGTCATCGTAACGACTGGTAAATCCGGATTTTCGTGTATGTTGCCGTAAATCTCAATCTCTCTCATGCTTCACCCTCCGCTTCACCAGCCGCTTATATAAACGTTACGTTCATTTTCGATACAGCCTACTTCTTCTATTTCCGAGTGATTCCATCCGATGGTTAGCAAAATCTCTGCATTAGCTGGAAGCTCTTTTAGTTTCTCTATTAACTCGGCTACTGTCATCATGCTTCACCCTCCGAATCTTCAACAGGAACAGCAAACTGCCAATAACGCTCATCCATTTCTTTGATTTTTGCTTCTGTAAATTGTGTTTTAAAAATGTCATTTTGAACACTATCACTTAAAGACCGACGCCCATCATTTCGTACATTGAGATACCCCAAAGAATTAGTAATAAGTTGTACATAATAAAGCGGTTCTTTCTCGACTTCATAGCCGTCAAGCCATGCGCGGGCAAATAGTTCTTGATTATCAGCTGTTGAAGTTAACCATTCATACATTTCATCAGGCATATCATTATTTTCATAGCTTATCGACCAGATCAAATTGTATCCTTCTTGTCTACGACGACTTATCCAATCAGCTACAAATTGCGGAACTTTTAAAACTGGAGCAGGAGAAAGTAATTCGCGTTCAGCAAACCAAATTTTCTTCTCACCTCCGAAATATACAATTTGATAGGATATATCATGATTAGTTGCTCTTATTTCATTAACTACACCTTGTGTCAATGTTCCTCCGTAAATAAACTCTACTTTATCGCCTTTTTTAAATCTCATGCTTGTTCCTCCTTGATTTTTTTAGAGTTAATATAATGCGAATAGGTCGCATCTGCTTCTTTTCGCCAACCATTCATCTCGTTTTTTGATTCCCTTCTATAATTGATTCTGTGATTTCTTATATAGTTTTTAACTAAGCAATAAGACAAATTCATTTCTGCTGAAATCTCTTTGATTGTGTACCCTTGATTTCCAAGATGACGAATCATTTTGTCATCTTCTTTAGACATGTGTTTGTTTGTCAGTCCTAACAGTACCTTTCTTGCCGCTACAGAGGCTTTTGTTCTTCTTAATCGTTCAGCTAATTGGTCATTCGACATAATAATATAATTATTTTTTAGTATCTCATCTTCTTTTTTGGTCCACGGACGCCTAATAAAAGAAACTGAAGAATCTCTTTTTCTTAACTTCACTAGTCTGTTTATAACTGCATCTTTTGTACGTCCTAAAAATTCGGCAGCTTTGCTAATATTGTCGTCGTTTTCATAAACAAAATACTCTAAATAAATATCCTCATCTTCTGTCCACTCCGAGTTTTTACTGATTCCAAGTCGCACCGCTTTGTTTTTTATTGAATGATAAGAGCGATTTAAAAAATTAGCTATTATTTCAGTGTCTACGTATTCGTAATTATTCTGTAAAACTCTGATTTCCTCATCCGTCCAATTTTTTCGCATCTAATCACCTCACTAAGCAATCTGCATCAAAACAGATAACATTTTTTGATCATCTTTCTTTTGTAATTCGTCTAACACATGCGCATAGGTTTCTTGTGTGACACCTACGTCAGCATGTCCTAATCGTGCTGAAATCGTATGAATCGAAACACCTTCTGCCAGCAATACGCTTGCATGCGTATGCCGTAATGCGTGAAAGCTAATCTGTGTAATGCCTGTTTCTTTGCATTTAGCAGCTAAAAAATTGTTGATGGTTGAATTGAATTGACGTTTGTAAGTGCCGTCTCCAAATTTTTCAACGAAAATGGGTTCATTTTCTGGTAAATCTTTTATAAGTGGTTTGAACTGCCCGACGATTTGCCAGTCTATTTTGATGGTCCTTACTGACGACAATGTTTTTGTTTTAGCAAATCCCTTGTTATATTTGTAATCCCATGTTTTGTTGATAGATATAGTCTGTGCTGTCCAATCAAAATCTGCTGGAGTGATAGCTAAAGCTTCTGCATAGCGCATTCCGGTCTTTGCTACGAGCATTACGAACCATCCAAATCCAATTTGGCTCGTATCGAGTGATTGTAATAACTTCGATAACTCCTCTTTCTGTAAGAATTTCTGCTTTTTCGCTCTTGTCGGTTCTGCTCCTTTTATAACAACTCTATAAGTCGGGTCTTTATCTATTAATCCATCGTGAAACAAATCTTTAATGCACGCTTTTACATGATGATGAAAGTCTTTTACGGTCTGTTTCTCATGTGTTTCAGCATAAACATTAATAATTCGTTGATATTCTCGTCTGTCAAAATCTGAGATAAAAAGTTTTGGGCATATATCTCGAAGTTGTTTTGCTGCATTATAATATTTAGCTAGTGTTATTTTTGCAATTGCTCCAACTTTATACACTTCGACCCACTCTTCAAAGTAGTCACAAAATAGTATTTCTTTTTGCTTCTTAGTCATGTTCTCCCTCCTAAAAAAGTTTCAATTGTGATGCTTCTTCGTCCTTTATTTCTAACTCATTTAAATATCTATCAGCTACTGAAAGAGGGCTTTCTATATGTTCGATAACTGGTTCTAGCCATTTATGAATATTAAATTCCTTCTCTACGGTTTCACTGTGGGGCATGATGTTGAAAGAACTAAAATTTAATAAATCGTCTTTATCGTTTTGAATGAAATACACTTGTTTCGCTTCTCTTGTTAGCGCATCACCGTGAATAACTGTTGCGTTCATTCCTCTAATTAATAAATTGAAAAGAAGGAAAGGTAACGCACGATCTGATAATTCTTCACATTGATACAAATACATAGATGGTAGATAATCAAACGGCGAATATTTTAGGCAATCTTCATACCATTTGCAAATTGTTAAACTACCTGTTCCGGCAGCAACATCTAATCTTGTTCCGCCCTGACTGTCTGTTAATCCTCGTACCAGTTGTGAGGCAACATTACTTATTGCCGTTGGTGTAAAATCTTGTGCATATTTCTTTTTATTCGCATGCTCTTCTTCAAAATAGACGTGAAACCAATCTTTTTCTAAATGCATATCATGTTGTAAAAACTGCTTAAATATCTCTTCTCTTTTTTCTCTATCAAACAAAATTTTCATTAGCGCATCAGATGCTTGATATGATTCTTTTATTCCGATTAACTTATTAATTGTTTCCGTTGTTAGTGTCACGCCTGCACCTCGTTCCTAGTTGCTAATTTTGCTTTAATTTCAGCGACTTTCTTTTCTAAGTCTTCGCTTGATTCTGTTGTTGAAGTTTCTTGTTTTGTTTGTTTCTGCTCTTTGTCGAACCAATCCGGCAAGACTTCTTCTTTAACTGGTTTGTTGTATTTGTTGTAAGTGGGCTTGTTATATTTTTGCTCTAACTCTATCTGTCGTTGTTTTTCCGCTGCATCAACATCAGCTATTGTTTTAAATCCTCTGCTTTCCCAGTTTTTAAGAATCTTATTAACGTAAGCGTAATTTCGTTTGTTTGCTCCTTGTTCAGAAGTAACCTCCAAAGCCTTCATGACAATTTCTCGATTACCTGCAAAATCATCTACCCAAGCAAGTAGCTTTTCCATTTCAACTGGAAGCATCATTCCGAATCCATTTTGTTCCCAAAAATCTTTGAAATTTAAATCGCTGTTGTTGTTGTTTTTATTACATTCTTTAGTTCTTACATTCTTGTTAGTTGTTAGCTGTTTGTTAGCTGTTTGTGAGTCGTTTGTTAGCTGATTGTTAGCAAGTGTGTTAAGTGTATTTTCCGACTCTTGATAAACGCCCCAGTTTACTATGTTTATAAGGGTGTTTACCTTTGTTGATTCCTTTGTTAGAAATCCGTAATTTTCAAATCTTTTTAGAGCTGTCCTGACATTTTGCGAAGAGATACCTTTGCCGCATTCCTCAGTGCCGAAATCCATCATCCCAGTAATCATCAACTACCATCGGATTTTCTACATTCATTCTCTATCACTCCTTGCAAGAAGCATTAATAGTAGTATCAAAGCAACAATCATTATTAATTCAGCCATTTAATATCAATCCGCCAATACTTACTAAAAACGCGATTAACACGGTCAAAGCTAAACAAAACAATGTGTATCTGTCTGATTTTTCAATATATTCATTTTCGTTTTCATCAATACTTACTAGTCCGAAAAATCGTAATAACTTCATTTAAAAACCTCATTTCAAGAATATTTTAATCCACTCCGCTACAATATATGTGACTGATAATAATGCTCCGACTTGGAAACAAAACAGAAATATTAGTAGCTTACTTTCATGTTCATTTAAAAATTTTTTCATTCTCTTATCTCCACATCTGTGCTATAATTAATACAAATATTATTTCGTAACTCACAGTTTTAGTAAGCTCTAACTTACTATTTATAGCTGTGGGTTTTTCTTTTACCAATGTCGCTCAATCGAATTCGCAAATCTATGCTTGTACTTTGGTCTCTTCTTGTGTTTTATTTCGTAGTCTAAATGCCGAGATTGAAGCTCTGTGAGTAAATATTTACCCGTTGATTTAGGACAAAAATTTGGGTCATATTTTCGTATTTTGGCAAGTAATAGTTCGACTTCATCAATCATTTTCAGACCTCCTTATATACAAATTTTTTAATCAGCCAATCATTCGCTTTTACTGCATCAAATGCCCACGCTTCACGTTGATTTTTCGTAGCCCAATTGCTAAATTCTGCAAGCTCTGGAAAGTCTTTTATGTTATCTAACCACCAACCGTAAGTTCTTGGACTAGCTTGTGCGAATTCTTCTAATGTCCAAACACCATACAAGAAATTTATAGCTCTATGTTTGTTCTTTACAGGACGACCCATTTCATTCGCTCCTTTCGTGAATTTCCAATTCTAAAATTTCAATGATTGTCTTTCTAACTTTCGACGCTTCGCGCTTGCCGTTTATAATATCTGACAAATACGGATTGCTAATATTCAATGTCTTCGCTAAATCAGATTGTTTCATATTAATTGCTTTTAATTTTGCGTAAACCGCAACCGCAAAACGCTGATGTTCTACTGACATGTTTTTGCTCCTTTCTATAATTTGTTTAATAATCTTATATGTTGTGATGATGCTTCTAGTCTATATTTTGGGTCAACATCTGAGAACATAATCTCCTCTAAAAAATCTAGTTGTCGATTGTATCGTTCCTTCTTGTCCAATTTGACAGTAGGTTCTTTTAGTACGGTGATTGTACGTGAGGCACCTTGTCCTGAAATTTCAATGTGTCCTCGGGATTTGAGTTTTGAGATGGTTACTTTGGCGTGATTTTCTTGTATTTCACAGAAATTAGCGATATCTGAATTGGTTGCTTTAGGATTTTCTATTAAGTAAAATATGATTTTATCGTTTAAAGTCATTATTGTTATCCTTTCTTGTTTATTTTTTCACATGTTATAATTTATCGTGAAAGCGAGGTGATATGCGAAGTGAACTTTTTCATATACAAACGTCTTTTAACCGCAATGGTTTTTAAAAAGGTAAGAATAAAAGACACCTATAAACATCTCGATATTATTATCGAAAATGAGTGGCTAAGTAGAGTGCCAGATGGTACATATAGTGAGGTCATGGAATTCCCTATGCCAAATTACAGTGATTATTATGTGATAACAGTAGAAGGCAAATCTCAATTGTTCACCTTTGAATCTAAGGTAGTGACATGGGCTATTTCAATATCTGCTCTTATAATCAGTGTTATAGCATTGTGGCGCTCTCATTGATTAACAGTGGACTATTTTATCAGGATCTGTAAATTACAACTATCAATGAAATTATCGAAACTATAAGCGAACTACGTGTCAATACGAATGTTATGAAATCGTGCCATTCTTCAATCTCTTCATTTGAGGGATATGGTCTTTTATTAAAGTTTGGTCTTTTAGGTATTTTCATTACATCATTCTCCTTTCTACTTTATTAGCTAATTATTTAGCATAATGTTGACAAAAAGAACTCTATAGAGTACTATATAAACATAGCTAAACAAGCCTTATCAAAAGCCATTAATCGTTGGGGAACGAATTTTATATGGGGTTATTTGTTATCTTGTTTAGCTAAATAATTAGCTTATGAACATAGTATAGTACTCTTTAGAATAATAGTCAAGCGTTTTTTTTATTCTTTTTCGTACTTTCATATGTTTCTTTGGAGGGAATATTGACATGACTACGTTTGAAAGGGTAAAAGTGTTAGCAGAAAAACAAAAAATATCTCTCAAAGAACTGGCATTAAAATTGAACATGGGAGAAAATGCTATTTACTCATGGAAAGTAAAAACACCTGGCGCTGACAAATTAAAAGCAGTAGCAGACTACTTCAACGTCTCTACCGATTATCTTTTAGGGCGTACTGACAATCCGCAAATTGGCAAAGACATCACAGAAGAAGCTGTAACACTAGCCGCGCATATTGATCCATCCGCAACAGAAGAAGATATGAAAAAAATTCTTGAGTATATTGATTTCATTCAACAAAAATATAAATAAGAAATGAGATGAATGTATGTATGTGGTTAGATAAATACAGAGAGCAATTTCCTGAACTAACTATTATTGAAGACAGAAATATGCAGGAATTTCATAAAGGATTATATTATAATAGTAGAATATTCGTAAATCCTCGACAAAGTGATATTGAAATGCGTTGCACTTTAGCGGAGGAAATTGGACATCATAAATTGAGTGTTGGTAATATTGTTAATCAAAATACAGTTAATGATAGAAAACAAGAAAAACTTGCGAGAAATTGGGGTTATGAATCACTTATCCCTTTGCGTAAAATTATTGATGCTTATTATGAAGGATTCACTGATTACTACGAAGTTGCGGATTTTTTAGAAGTTACAGAAGAATTTTTAAAACATTCTATAGAATATTATAAAAATAAATACGGAAATACTGTGGAATGTAATGGCTATGTAATTATTTTTAGAAGTAGCATTCAAATTATTGCTTGTTAGGTATTTACACTATTGTGTTTATATAAAAAATAATAAAGGGAGAATTGGGATGAAAAAATTATTATTGTTAGTAGGTTTATTAACTGTCTTTAGTTTTGGTCTAACAGCATGTGGAAATTCATCTAATGACGCTAAAGAAGAAAGTAAAGAAGAAAGTACTTCTACTGCAAATGAATTCGAGGGTTTGACTGAGGAAGCGCCAGCCGAAGAGGAAGAAAGCGATAGCGGTATTATTGATAGCGAAGACTATGCTACATCTTGGAGCGATGATTGGAAAGGTCTGCAAACAAAAATAAGTTCAGTCTCTGTATTTAAAGTTGATTCCGCTAAACTTGCAGAGGATGGTGAAGACGGCGAAGGATTAATTGTTGTAAATTATGAACTTAATAACAACAGTGAAATTGATTTTAACACTTATCCAGATCAAGGAGTACTAGTTGCCGATGGGAAGCAAATTGATGCTTCTATGATTAATAGTGACGATTTGGGTGGCGAACTAATGCAAGGAGTAAATAAAAACGGCGCTGTTGTCTATATACTTCCAACATTAAATGATGTATCCGATATAAAAGAAATACGATTAACTTGGTCTGCTAATTATGAAACAGATAATTACGAAGAAGATTCATTTAAAGATTATGATGCAAGAATAACACTTAAATAACAAAAAAAACGCCCTCCCCGCACAGAGATAAGCGTTTCTAAATACACACATAGAGTATGCAAATTCATTTTACCATAATTTGCTATACCCTTCAAAAGAACATACGTTCCAAATCAAAGAGGTGGTGCTATTAATGAAAATTAAAAAGTTAAAAAATGGAAAATACGCCGTTCGTTTGCGCATCAAAGTCGACGGTGAATGGAAAGAAAAGCGTTTGACAGATACAAGTGAAACAAACTTAATGTATAAAGCGTCTAAATTATTAAAACAAGCTGAACATGATAGTAGTTCTTTAAAAGAGTGGAAATTCAAAGAGTTTTACGAATTATTCATGAAAACTTTTAAAGATGGAAAAAGCAGTCAATCTACAATTAATTTATATGATCTTGCTTATAATCAGTTCGTTGATTATTTCGATGAAAAAATTAAACTTAATTCGATTGATGCTGTGCAGTATCAACAATTTATTAATCATTTATCTGTAGACTATGCAATATCCACTGTAGACACCCGGCACCGCAAAATTAGAGCGATTTTTAATAAAGCTGTCCATTTAGGCTACATGAAGAAAAACCCAGCCATAGGCGCTCATATAAGCGGACATGATGTGGCAAAAACAAAAGCACAATTTATGGAAACCGACAAGGTTCATTTACTATTAGAAGAACTTGCAAATTTTCATTCTATATCACGAGCAGTTATCTTTCTAGCAGTGCAAACAGGTATGAGGTTCGAAGAGATTATTGCACTAACAAAGAAAGATATTAATTTCGCTAAACGTTCTATAACAGTCAATAAAGCGTGGGATTATAAGTACACTAATACATTCATTGATACCAAGACAAAAAAATCACGTGTGATTTATATTGATAACTCTACTGTTCAATATTTACAGTCTTATCTTACATGGCATACTGATTATATGAAAGAACATGATATACAGAATCCGTTGATGTTATTATTCATCACTTACCACAATAAGCCCATTGACAACGCGTCATGTAATAAAGCTTTGAAGAAGATATGTAATACAATTAATTCTGAACCAGTGACATTACACAAGCTACGACATACGCACACAGGCTTATGTGTAGAAGCTGGCATGGATATTATATATGTAGCTGATAGACTTGGTCATGATGATATTAATACAACCTTGAAATACTATAGTCATCTAAGTTCTAATTTGCGTCAATATAATCAGTCCAAAGTAGATGCTTTTTTCACACTAAAAACAGATGAAAATACCACAAATTTTGCCACAAATACCACAAAAATGCCGGAATAA